AATTCCAGAGTTGTGCCCACGGTGTCTTTGAAGGACGAGACCCTTAAGGCATCGAGCCCGGATAACCCGAAACCGTCCCGGTTGTTCGTCGGGTTCGAATCAGCGTCTACACTAGCCGCTGATTTACCCCATTTGTGCAAAGCTTTGTTGGACCGGGAGCACACGTTTTCGGTTGGGGTGGGTCCTTCAGCGATGACGCTAGTGGTCATCCCAGTTTTGAAGTCGGACCAAGAGCGTCTTCGTGACGTGTTTGAGGTGGTGCTAGCCTCCCGCAGTTATGTCAACCATCTGGTCGTCGTGAACTCCGGTGACGACGTCTTGTTAGGTGTCAACCTGCGAGGGGCGTGGTACATCACCAATTTGGACATAAGTTCGTGTGATACGTCAAATCGGCGTGTTCTGTTCACAGCGTGTCACGCTATGTTCAGGACGTTGGACGCTGAGCTGGCCACCGAGCTAGTCCAACAATGTCGGCAACCACTGCGGGTTCCAAATCCCGCAGATCCGACACAGTGGTTCAAGTTGTGGCCGGACGGGGAGGGCGGCGTGTTTCAAGGTAGTGGATGGGTTGGCACCACCTTGATTAACACGTTAGCCACTTCGGCTATAGCAGGGGCCATCGCTGGTCATTGTGGCCAGTGGTTACGTGGTGGTACGTTCCCCGAAGAACTAACCCCCGAGGTTTGGGACGCCGAGCTCAAGCGGGCAGCGCTCTCAATTGGGTACGTGGTGTCCTCAACCACGTGCTACCCCGAGGGTCGGTTCGTGCCGGAAAGGATGGAGTTACTGAAGAGGTTTTACGACCCAGAGCGGCGGGTGGTTCTCACCTGCCCAGGAGCCATCTTCAGAAACCTAGGTGGGATGTCTGGTGTTATCACCGGTGCCCGCCTAGGCTGGAGTGAGGAGATGTTTTGTTCACGCACGCCTGACCAGGTGTTGCATCGGATTGTGTCGATGGTGGTTAATGGTTTGGTCCACGAGCCTAATCACGTCGTGTTGAAAGCTCTACGTGAGCGGTTTAACGACAAATCGGCACCCCCGGAGTGGCGTCATGGGTATGACGAGGAAGCCTTCGTAGTACCTATGAACTTGGTCGATGGTGATGGTGATTCGACGCAAGCGCTGTTGAATCGCTATTTGTTTGACGCATCTCAGTTAGAGGAACTCGTGCACCAGATAGGTCACATACGAGCCGGTCAAAGGTTGGTGAGTCGTGCCTTAGGTGTAATGTACGATGTAGATTATGGGTTGTGTAACACAGGCGACCGTGTCCCCAGTGCCTACACTTCCGATAAGCCAGTTCCAGCCGACGAGTCGCACCTGCAAGCGTAGGGCGGCCTCACTCCTACCATCCGAGTAGGGCACACCCTGTGCATCGGGCGCCCAATCTGCAAGCGCAAGTTGGGTGATGCACAACCGTGATGGTCGGGGTGTCACACGCAAGCGCGTGGGCACCAGGAGAGGGGGGTAAAATTAAAAACAACATCATAAATCCTACCCTCTTCCACCATCAGCCCGCAAGCGCGGGATTTTCAGTCTAGTGCCGTAGTCAATACCGCGTATCTCTAAACCATGGTGAGGTTTACCCTTGAGCAAGCGCTTAACATAGGGGGTT